AAGGCGGACAGTGAAGCCAGCGATGTGATGCTGAAGCGGATAAGACCGCATGTGCTTTACTTGCCATCATCCAGTTCCTCCGCATCCTTTAACAAGGCTTCATAGTGTTTAGGGTCTACACCGGATAACTTCTTAGCTCCATATTTCCGAAGCAAAGTACGGATAGCAGCTGTATGTCCTGCACGGGACTTTTCTGCTAAGACAGCACGTACTTCCTCTAATGTAAGTTCCGGTTTCTTTTCTGTTTTTGCTTCTGCTACCGGAATCGCATCAGCATCTGAGCTAAACTGTGCAGCTAACCAATTGGCTGCTTCATTAATAGCAGCGGCTGCATTGCGTAACTCTTCGATAGTCATAGCCATATCGCTCATTTTGCTCATGGTGAATTTCTCCTTCCTTAGATTGTCTTTGCTTTGCGAGGATTGTCATATTTCTCGCCATTCTTGCTGATACCTGACTGATTGCTTTAAGTACTGCAATCACTTCTGCGTCGGTACCACCGGAATCGAAGTAGTGTTCTCTCATCGTCGTCACCTCCAATCTGTGTTAGTTGCAAGGCTTGTTGTTTCGTGCCTTACACTGTCCCACTGGAGAGAGGGAGACGATTTGAGCGGAGAAATTTTGAAAAAAGTTAAAATCCCTCTGACTATCTTTGAAAGGACGGTCAGAGGGACGAGTTGCTACCTATATATTAGTAGCCGCGAACCTTATGAAGTTCGGTTCTGATTTTCTTCATCTGGTCAGCAAAGGTACGCTGTTTACGACCTAAGCGTTTAGCAATTTCTCTGTCGGAGATAGAACAGTCGTCTTTCCAGTATTCGATAATCTTATCCGCGTCCGGGTCAAGTTCTCTTAAACGCTGGAAGAGCTGTTCTAATAAGATTCTGTCGCTGATGACTTCTTCCATTAAGTCAGGTGTAGCAAGTTCTTCTGATTCAAGAAGAGTGCTGCCAGTCTCAGTGTTAGGAGCATCAAGGGAAAGAAGCCCGTAACCTAAATGATGTTCACAATTCTCACAATCACCATCACAGGCCCAGATGAACTGCTTAGGGCACTTGCAGCGATGGTAGTACTGTTCCTTCTTACGGATGCGAGTTGCTTCACGATAGAATTCCTGAAACTGCTGTTCAGGACAAGGAACCTTCTCCTTGAGTGAACGAATGTAGATGAATCTTTGACTCTGATTGTCTTTGTTTGCCATGTCTTTTACCTCCGTTGGCTTGAATTTCCAAGCGGAGTAAAGGAGCATGGCTGCCAGTATTCATATTCATAGTTGGTCACCTCATGCGGACTGCTCCGCTTTGTTTCTGGTGATCAGCTCGTTTGCTAAGCTGGCACTGTATTTAGTTGTGAGACCTTTCTATCAATTGCAAACACACCACGTGGCCACGAAGATGGTGAATTGATAGTTAGGTCAGACCTTTTAACGTCTTGTCCGGGACGAGTTCAAATTAACTGCTATAAATATGCCAGATATCGAAACTAAAACCCCGGACATGGTTATGTCCTTTTTTCAGGGGTAACTGAGTGAAATCAGATAGTTGAATTTGAGAAACGTTAGAAGATTCAAATAAAAAAAGACCGGACACATGCATGTCCGGCAGAGTGAAAAATAGTGATAAAAATTTTTGAGTTTAGTCAATATAACGAAAATGATGTTAAATATCAACAAATATCAACAAACACCTTGTTTTTCGACTTTGTTGTAAGTATAATATTAGATGGCGTATTGTAACTACGAGCTTCGAGAGGTAATGATATGGACAAAAATATAAATGATAAATGGATTAATATTGAAGAAGCCGCAGAGTACCTTGGCATTAAACCGGTTACGCTAAGAGGCTGGATTCGTAACAACAAAGGAATTCCAGCTCATAAAATCGGAAAACAGTGGAAGTTTAAATATTCTGAACTTGATGCATGGGTAAAGAGCGGAAAAAGTGCTATTGACTAA